TCAAGAATTATTTTATCTTCTGTTCTAAAAATTAACTGTTGCCAGTCTTCGTAATCTAATTCATTCGCCTCATTTATAAATAGTAAGTTCCTTTTTCTACCTCTTACCTTTTGTGGCTGGTCTAAAGATATAAACTCAATAAGGTTACCATTTAACTTATATTCGTGGTTAGATTTATTATGATTTAATTCTGAATAAGATTTATATAATTTTAGAATATCCAAAAAATCCCTCATTACAGAACTACGAACTGCTGGAAATGTTTTCCTACATATCGTAACTGTCTTACCAGTATTCTCTAAACAGTATTTAAAGATAATATACAAAAGAACGTTATAGGTTTTACCGCTTCTTGTTCCACCTTGCTCTATTGTAATCTTCTTATCTGATTCTAATAAGTGTTCAAAAACAACATTAGTTTTTATCTCCACGCTTTATTATCTCTATTTCAAATTTAGAAGGCATTCCATCTGCACCAGTTATCTCTTGTCTTTCTACATAACCTCTATTCTTACCTTTTGTCTTTAAGTAAAATATAGTTTCAGATGTTTTTCCATCTCTTATATTTTCAAACAATTTACTCTCTACAAAATCTAATGCAATGTTTTCAATATCCTTTACTTGCCTTGCAAAATCTTCATCATCTTTTAACCATTGGTAAAATGTTGTTCTTCCTACTCCTACTATCTTACAAGCAGTTGTAACAACTCCTAACGATTTTTCTAACGCTTCTATAATTGCTTTTTTATGGTGTTCTGTTCTGTTTTGGTTTTCTTTCATTTTTTTTTACTAAATATTTTTTTTATTCAATAACTTGTCGTATATTGTCATCTCAAATGCGGTGGTAGTGTAAAAGTAACACATTTAACATCCAGTTAAAAGATGGCGTTCATATCGACCTCACCGCTCTAATCATTGACCCTCCTCTCTTGGAGGGTTATTTTTTCCCCTTTATACATTCCTGCACCTTGTTTATCTATTTCTTTAAAATCTAATATATCTTTATCAATAACACATTTTTTATCTATTAAATAAATATATTTTAATTGGTGTCCCTCAATAGGTTTTGCTTGTCCTGTTTCTATTAAGTGTCTTGAAAAATATTTACCATTTACACTTGGATAATTTTTATTGTCTAAACTTTTTTTAGCAATAATTTTACCGTTCCAGTTAAGTATTTGATTATTTTTTTTAAGTCCAATTAATTTAAAACCACTTGCTCTATAAATAGTTCCATCTCCACATTGTGAGGCATCAGCAAAAGATACAATCCATTTTATATGTGGTGCATTCTTTTTTATTAATTTAATACTAATTGCAATGCATCTGCTTTCTGAATACTTTGGTAGGTAGTCATCAAAAGCCATTCTGTTTAATTCTATAAACTCATTCCAACCTGTATCCTTAACGGCTAATTTTACTTTAGATTTATCCATTGAATTACCATAACTCATAACTCCGTGCAACTTACCATCTAAAAAACAACCAAAATGTAAAGTACTGTTAGGTACTACCTTTCCACTATAATGATTTAGCTTTACAAACTCATTAGCTATCTTACTTGGTATAACCTTGACTATTATTTCCTTTGCCCTGCCCATTGTGATATAATTAAATAAAGTGCGTTACCATTACTATTTTCATTTCCAAAGGTTTCTACATAATTGTATTCCTCTGTTTTCTTTACATCAGCTATTGCATTTTTTATTTGCTCTGCTTGTGCATCTGCAAGAGTATATGTCTGTTGTTGAAATGGTGCTTTATCTCCATCAGGTAAACTAAAGTTATCACTTAAATCATCTTCATCAACATCAAAACCTATTACCTCCATTCCCCAATCTTCTAACTGTTGCGTATTCCATTCATTACCTAAAATATTCCAATCCCATTCTCCAAACCCTACATTATCTTTTACTATAAATTCTCTTTGTTGTTGTTCTGTTAAGTCATCAGCTTTCAAAACCCATACTTCTTTTAGTCCAGCTTCCTTACACGCTTTTAAACGCATATTTCCACCAAGTACAACCATATCGGTATTCACTACGATAGGTCTTAATTTTAGCATCTCTGGAAACTCCTTAATTGATTTTACAAGTTTCTTAAATTTGTAATCCTTTATAAATCTTGGATTGTTTTCGTTAGGTTTAACCTCTTGAATATTTATTAGTTGCATATTTAAAAACGTAGTTTTTGTATTAGTATATAGTTAATTATTTGTTTTTTTAATCTAATTTTAAAAAGTCTGCTGATTCGTGTTCCATAAACCATTCTTGGTTTTCTTTGTATTTATCTATTACTGCATCAATCATAACAAGTTCATCTATATCAGAATTCTTTATCTTATCTATTAAAGAGGTTATCTTTCTTAATACATTTGTAGTCATTTCTTGGTTGTTTAGGTAAACGATATTGTAATCATCTTGTACATATCCTTCCAACATATTTAAAAACTTGTTACCTTGTTGTTTTATATTGTGTCTGTATTTGTTTGTACCTTGTAAATCTTCTATTGCTTCTATTGTAAGTTGTCCTAACAATACTGCTTTTAAGTAATCTAATTGTTTATCATTTTTCATATTATACTGTTTCCGTTTCTATTATTTCTTCTACTCTATTTAAACACTTTGCAATAGTATCAAACTGCATTTCATTCCTTTTACTTACTAACTGCTTCTTTTTTTCTGTTAAGTCATTTAAGTTATTGTAAATTGTTTCTAATTTAGGTAACAACCGTAACACTTCTGTTTTCTTATGTAATTTATTTTTTAAGTTTGATATTTTCAAACACTATGTAAGCGTATGAATCTTGAGGTAAATTTTCAACCTTACCAAAGTGTAAAAGTGCTTTATCAACATCTTCAGTATTTAAATGATGTAATACATTATTTAGTGAGTGTATTACTCCAGAATGGTCACGCCCTACTGACTCCCCTATATTTGAAAGACTTTCTTTTGTTAATTCCCTACATAACTTATAGTATAAACATCTTGCTTCTACATAATTTCTTTTTCTTGTGTTTTTTAATATATCTAAATTATAAACTTGGTTTACATATTCTTTTATTGATTCTATCATTTTAATTTCACTCATATTGTCTAATTTAGTTTGTTCTTAATTTTAATAAATTGTAGCACTCTATGTACCTTTGTTTTGCTTTTCCTTTATGCACCTCTTTAAATAGTTCGTACATCTTCTTTGTGTATTGGTAATGGCTTGTGCAGTCAGATAAATACTTTTCTGCAAACTTCTTACCCTTACCTTTAAAATAGTTTACATTATCAGCAGTATCTCCTATAATCATCTGCTCATATAAATTATACATTGCTTCATCTTCTGTTATATCATAAACTACTTTGTGTTTGTAGTGATAGTTATACATTAAGCAAGGAAACTGTTTGTAATCCTTATCTATTGATACAATCATTACTTCATCTCTACCAAATTCGTTGGATAAATCATACCAATATCTTGCAACCATATCATCTGTTTCTATTCCATATCCGTAAATAGAATTATGATTATCTTTTACGTGTTTATGAACCTCGTTTAATAATGGTGGTTTCTGTTGGTTTGTTCTATTGGCTTTGTACTTCTTTGTTATTAGCTTTCTAAAGTTACCTAACGAACCACTAAATATAAGTACTTGGTCTATCTCATAATGTTCTTCGAGTTCATTAACTACACCCATAAGCTGCTCATCAAACTTATCAGTAGCATCAGATAGTTTCTCATAATAAGGAGAATCATCTGGAGTTAATCTTTTACGATAACAACTTGCAAAGATTAAGCTATCTGCATCCACAAGTAAAATCATAACATTGATGATTTAAAACAGTCCCTACTGCAAACACCTTCGTTTTCTACTGGTGTTCCACATTCTGTACATTCGTAATCCTTCTCCTCTACGCTTTCATAATATCTGTCTAAATCGTAATCTAATTGGTTCATCTGTATACTTTGTTTTTAAAAATAATTGTAACTTTATTATACTCTGCGTTTAGGTTAGAGTATGCATCTGAAATTGTTTTATATGTTTTATTTTCTAATATTTTACCAAAATCATTCATAGGTGCATATTCTGTATTTTTAACTTTATTTTTCATTGTTTTGTCTTAATAATTCTATTTCTCTATTTAAATAATCTTGTGCTTTAATTAAGTCAAGTAGTTCATCGTGCTTCTTTCCGGCTCTTGCAATATACTTAATAATATTACCTCTGCAAAAATTTAGTTCGTAATCTCTAATAACATCTATAATGTCATAATCATTTCCATTCTCATAATGTGGTTGTGTGCCTCTCATTTGTTTATGCTTTTATATTTATTAGCCAATGAATTAAAAAATTTAACATCTGAACTTAACTTTAAATTTAATAAATCTTGTTTAGCTTCTTTCCTTCTTTTACTTATTGGCAGCTTGTCAATTAACTGCTGAATCTTTTGTATTAATAATCTTCTGTACATAACTATATAACTTTTACTTGTCCGTTAGTATAATGCTCACATACAACTCCAGTTGATAATGTTACAACCTTGTAAGGTTTTAGGTTCTTGTTCTCTTTTCGTTCTTTAATAATTCTTTTAATTGTTTCCATCTTGTCTTTGATTTTAAATAAATTTTTGTTCCTTTAATACTTTCTCAATAGCGTTTATAAGGTCATACTTTTGACCGAATGTAATACCTCCGTTATAAAAATCTGTATCAATCTTTTGTAGTGTTTCTATTAGTTCTTTCATTTATCTTGCTTTTTAATTATACCGCAATATAAAACAAATAA